ACAGGATTATCATCTCCTTTATAAGAAAAATTAGCCCAGATATCATACCCATCAAAATGCCCATCCCATTTTCTTAATTTAAAATTACGAGTATCACGTCCAGTCTCTAAATTACCAAAATATTTTGCAGTCAATCTCAATACCCATGCCATCCAAAAAGATTTCTCAATAAGATGGGTGGAAATAGAACACTGATATGTATTATGATCTATCCCATCAACATCTCCATCTCTAAAAGGAACTCCTTTATATCCAACATTCTGATGGGCTTTTAATTCTCTTAATGGACTATCCTTAATCGCTCTACTTTCAGATATCCATTCATCAATTTCTTGTTGAATCTGATATGGTATATCAATCTTCCATACAGGAACATCATCCCATAATTTTTCCATTGTTAAGACATCTTCCTCAAATTCATAACCACCTAAACCACCATCTACATCAGTACCACATTCTTCTCTACTTCTCTGCCGAACAACATGCTGAAATTCACCATATGCACATGGATTGAGTTCTTTCATTTTAAGTGAGAGATACTCATCTGCTGGTATAATATTTTGTTTTGCCTTATCATCCAAAAGAGTAGCAGCAGCCTGTGGTGTCAAAACATAACCAACTGTCCAATATGGATAATTAGGAACCACAAATTTATCATCTATAGGTCTGGATTGTGCCATTTCCTTCCACCCAAGATATATAAAATTATACCCTTTCTCTAATTGTTTATATAACTCATCTATGCTAAAGTTGTCAGTAATTATTGCATCATCTTCAAGTATAATAAATGGTTCATCACTCTTAGAACATTCTTCCCACAATTTCCAATGAGATATAAAACATCCGACCTCACCATGAAAAAGACGGGTTCTTTCAATAGGATCTAACCACTTTTTATTAACATCAAATCCATTACTTGCCAACCAACTATTACTAATTTTACTGCCATCCACAGCATCAATTATTTGATAATTTATATTCTTGTTAGTCTTAATAAAAAATTCTCTTCTATCAGAGCGTTTTTGCAAGCTAATTACAAATATTTTCATCTATCTATTATAAAGGAAGTTTTGCCCGTGAAGTTTTCTTCATAAAATTAAGATTAATAGCATCATACTTTAATCTTTCTTTTAATGGTTTAGAAATTAACTTCGTCACTGAGTCTACCTCAATATTGTTAGTTTCGCAATAATAGCAAATAGCATCGATATAATTCATTCCCTCCTTTGCTACAATACCTTCTATTTCCATCGCAAATTTAGATGGTATCAGAAATTTATTTTCTATTGCTTGTTCTAATTCTGTATTAGTTTCCATAGAGTTCCAGTTTATCTCCAACAAATTTTCTAATATATTTGCCGAGGAGCTTGATGTACTTTGACTTATCATATTCTTCATAGACAACACATTCGCCATTTTCACACGCCATAATGATTACAAGTTTTTTGACAGAGATTCCTGTCAGTTCGTATAGCATACATCCATATGCCATTGCCTGAACAAAATAATGTTCAACCCACTCTCGTGGTTTAGGTTTCTTAGACGTTTTAAAATCTATTATCGACAATTCGTTGTTATATTCTGCAATACAATCAACCGTTCCCGCAATACCTAATTGCTTACTATATAGCGACCCTTCTAAAGTGTGAATATTGTCTATCCTATTAAGATGATTCTTTGCTATCTTAAATAAAAATTCAGATATAGGTGGAACCATAGGCAATTCTTCATCATTCTTTAAGTAATGTTCTGTAAGAGTATGCATATCAGTCCCACGAGTTGTAGCCGCTTTCGTGATTTTATCTGCTGTCTCATTACCAACCTTCTTTCTCCAATTAATAAAGATTTCCTTATTAAAATGACTGGTGATTGAAGTAATTGAAACTAACTTAAGAAGTTCATCGTCATCAGGAACTGAATAATAACGAACTCCATCTATGGTCTCCCTTTCAAGTTTAGGGAGTTCAACATCAACATGATTAAACATTACATACCTGATTCAATTTTTGCAATGATGTACTCTTTAACAAGTCCAGAGCGAACAATGTCATTAATCTCAAATTCTATTATATCAAAAGATGGCATTTTACGCAAGATGTTCATGAAGTCCATGATACCATTACGATCATTAGTCTTTGTTAAATCAGATTGTCTAGCATCTCCACAAAAACAGATTTTACTATTTTCTCCAATTCTTGTGATAATACTATCAAGTTCGTGGAAGTTTAAATTCTGAAACTCATCAACAATCACAATAGCATTATCGAGTGTAGTACCTCTTAAGAATGAAGTACTCCAAAACTTTATAGTATCCTGTGCTTTCAGATTACCATAAAGCATTTCAAAATCTGCCTCAGATGACATTGAAAACATATACTTTACCATAGACTTGTAAGGTATTTGATAAAGTGAGGACTTGTCTTCATGATCACCAGGAAGGAAACCAATTTCCCTAGTAGCAATAAGAGACCTAACAATATATACTTTTTCGTAAGGAGTTTCTTCATTTAAAACATCTCTCAATGCATTGTAGAGTGTAATAAAAGTTTTACCTGTTCCAGCACATCCATAAGCAACTAATTGCTTACCTTCACCATATGAATTAAATAATCGTGTTTGATTCTCGGTAAGGGGACTAATATCAACCAAATAATTAGACCCCAAAGGTTTTTTCTTCTTCATTTGTCTGGTGGTTAAACCAACCCCAATAGGCTGTTCAACCGCTACTTTCTTTTTTCTAGGCATATTATATCTTTAAATTAGGAGCACCTGGTGCAGAACTTGCTTTACCTAATATATCATTCCATCCTGGTTTTTTCTTTACTAACGTATTACGCCAATCTCCTACTTCTGCAGCCATCGGACATGTTGATGGATCAGACCAATCTCTTTTCCAATCAGGATTATCGTCACACCACTGAGTCCAATCCAATACGCTCATTTGGACTTCTTTTTGTTCACCAGTTTCTTTGTGGATAACAGGATAAGTTGCCATAATTATAATTTCCTATAGAGTTATTTAGATGCCCATTCAAGAGCCTCAGAAACTGATGGAAATTTTTCTACAAAAATTTTCCTACATGCCTCTGCAATATCCATATGCTCTTTCTGTGTACCGTGTGCAGATCTCAAATTAATATAGTGTACCCAGGAACGACACGAACCAGTCATATACAAACGTGTTGGTGTGGCAAGTGGAAGCACAAATCGTGCACATTCTTTTGCAATTCCATAATCGAGCATATCCTTATATAAGTTCATCGACTGCTCAAATATCTTCTGCATTTCTCGTTCATAATGTTGCTTCTCAGTCGGATCTACGTCATCTATCGAATTCTGTCTATTCTTAGTGTCTTGTCTACGAAGTTCTGGTAAAGGTATAATCTCTTCTAACAAACTACTATCAGCATATCTCTGCGAGAACTCCTGAAATGTGAAACTCCTATGTCTTAAAATTTGTGCCGCTAACCCTCGTGTCGTCTCGATTTCCAAGGTCATTGAGGATTGTTCAAAAACACTCCAATGATTATGCTTAATACAATATTTTAAAAGTCCTGCAAACTTTTCATTATCTTGATTTTTAGGGTTCGATACTCTGGCAATATAAGCCATAGTTTTTTCAGCATCGGGAGTCATACTCACAAATTTTACATTCATTTGCCAAATCCTTTAGGTTTTTCTTTTTTCTTTCTTAACAACTCTGATTCTAAAACATCAAGTTGTCCTCTCATAAAAGCAAGTTCTTCAGAATTATACAAATAATCCTGTTCAAGTGCTTTCCTAAGATTTTTAAGTAGTTCTTTAGTTCTCATTAGTCTGTGTACCCATCATCGTCATCAAAAACTTCATCATAATCGGTAGCAGATTCAAATGCTTTTGAATTCTTGTAAGCATCTACATCAGAATAAACTTCTGCTTTTAATGCATCAAGTAACAACTCCATATTACGAACAATGAGTTTTAACTTTTCCCTTTCTGGTTCCATAATTTTTATATGGTATTTAGATATTTTACACAAAAAAAGAGGAGGTGTCAATACCTCCTCTAATTGAATCTGTAAGTTAACGGTAATTTACTACCTTGCACATACGACTTTTTCTTCCGTATGCTTAATACCTCTGTAAGTTAATTCAGAGACTTGCTTCTGACAGTTCTTGCTGTCATTGGTATTGTACTTAATACCACGGTAGGTAACTTGTGCCATTTTGATACTCCTAAAGTAGTTGGATTTTTAGGCCCGTTCCTTTAGTCATTTGCGTTCCCGAAGGAATGAACGATCCGTTCCGTGACTTACTTGCGACCTCTTATGAGGTTGAACGATGTGTTAATAATAACACAGATATATTATATAGTCAAGAAACTTTGTAACATCTGATACAATTTTAAAAAACCTTAATAGTCAAAAAATTACTGGGATTTTTTTCCGCGTATATTTGAAACTATTTTCGCTTTTTCTTTTGCTGTGGTGGTGTGTATCCCCACGACTGTGGTTTAATAGTACCCTTACCATAGTCAATGCTCTGCAATCCACCCTTAAATTTATCCCAATACATATCAAACAATTTATATCTTGAACCTCGTGTCAGGTCAAAACAAATCTCACCTTCATGCACATACTTCACTATAAAAGCATCAATAGGTGCTTGTCTGATAGTAACATCTTTCATCGAACCATTATCTACAATAAGTTCACACCCATATTCTGACTTGCAATTTTCTTTTTCTTCTGATGTCCAAATAGGTTTCTTTTTTTCTTCTTTAGATGGTTCTTTCTGTTCAGCCACTTCCTTTTCAGTCTTAACAGTCATGATTTTCTATCACCCCAAACAATACTTGGATATGCTTCAGAAACTATCTCCTTTGTAATCTTATACTTATCAGATAATTTCCCATCTTTCGCAAGAACAACAATCTCTGCTTCTAATGGATGAAGTCCTTGCAAAATATTAATGAACAGTGTCTCACGACGAATAGAATTCATCTGATCATTACCACC